CTGGACAGCATGTCCCGCACGTTGTCACCATTGGCCCATTTCTTGTGTTCTGCCAGGTGAACCGGGTCGTCATGCCACGCCTTCACGACCATCGGGAAGGGACCCTGCATCCCCTTTTCGAACCACCGTTCCAGGGTATCCTGTTCCTGGAGGGCTGACTTCACGTTGGCGTCCAACGCCGGCAACAGGTGGGTGATGCCGAAGTCGCGGAAGACGGCGTACCTCTGGTCGGGGTCTTTCGGGTCGATCATCCGCAGTTGATTGGCCTGTTCGATGGCCGCACGCTTGCCGAGGTTCGTTTTCGGCATCTGCGAGCCGTCCTCCACGACGATCTCGACCGACCCTTGCAGGTTGGCCGACTGGAACTTCTGAATCGTCCAGCGACGGTTCGGACCCAGCATGGCCCAGGTGCGTTCCTGGGGTCCGTAGGCGCGTTCGAGTTCCAACGCCAGTCCGTACCACTGGCGGTAGCACTCCCCCCGTTCAGCGAGGGCTTGCCCGAATCGTGACTGGCTGCGCTCGACCAGCAGTTGGAGGGCCGAGAACGCTTCGACGCCGGCCGGTTTCTGGCCGCGCATGATGTCGTAGGTGCCTGCCGCTCTGTCGACGTCATCCATCAACTGTTTCCGAATCGCCATGAGCGACGGCGGCACGTTCTCTCCGGGGATGCGTTCGGGTTTCGCCATCCCGCCGGCCGCGAGGGGGTTCCACTCCACGACCAAGCCGGGTTCCCCGGTGAAGCTCTGCACTTCCGACCCCTTCGGTTTGAGCCAAATGGGGTTCGCCATGCGCTGGATGATGAGCTGGATCAGCGAATCGATCTGGTTGATCTGGTCCTGCTTGGACAAGATGCCATCCAGATTGCCGCGACCCCAGATGCGCCCGCCGAACTGCGAAAACACCTGCATCATCCACGGGAAGAACCGCTGGCCATCGGCGGTTTGATGCGGGAGGGGTCCGGGGGTCGATTCGTCGTCGTCGTGAATCACCTTGGGGTCGGTATCGCCGGCCACCCGGAGGAACAGCCCGTCGGGGTATCGATCGCACGGCTTATACCAGAGTTCGTACTCGACCAGCCCTTCTGACCCCGGCCCGGAATCTCCTCCGCCTCCCATGACCTGCATGGAGGTGCCGAGGTCGGTTTGCGTGGAGAGCGACCGGATCAGTTGCAAGCTCTTGTCGGTCGGCGTCATGCAAAACGAGAGCGTGGCCGCCAGGTCTGCATGGTTTTCCTTCCACCAGCGTGTGGTGCGCCATCGCTGGCGAATGAGCCCTGGGATGTCGGCAAACCGGGCGTAGGTCGGCGGGACCAGCACCTCGAAGGGGCTCAGGACATCGGTCGCACCCTTCCCCACCCGATGCACGTCCCCAACCGGTTGGCCCTGGTCATCCTGTGCGGGCATGGTGGCGGTGTTGCCACATCCGGGGCACCCAGACATCATGCCAGCGGGCGGGGCCGTCATCCCACATGAGGTGCAGGTTTCGTGCGGGACGACCAGACTCCCATTCGTGTCGGATCGCTTGTCCCACCAGACGTGCCAGAAGACCGAATGGAGAGACGCGAGCCAGAAGTCTGACTCACGGGTCCGGGACTTGATTTCATGCTCTTGCGCGATGCACGGCTCCAATTCGTTCGCGAGTTCCGCCGCCGCGACGACGCCGGGGTCTTGCCCGTTGGGTCGTGCGACGATCGACAGTTGCACGGAGTTGAACACCGACCGTGTCGTATCGATCACTTCCGCAATGACGTTGGTGACGGGCTTGGGCGTCCACTTCGTGAGTCGCTTGTCTTGCCAGCCCCGCTTACGGTCGTAGTAGATCCATTGCCGGCCGAGCGCGTACATGAGCTTGCGCCACCACTCCCGTTCGTAACTCTGGCGGTCTTCGCTGCATTCATCTTTGAATGTCTTGAAGAACTCCAGCAGTTTCGCGTCATCATCATACGGACCCGGCTGGGCCGCTTCTGGCGGCTCCCCGCCCATCGCACGCGCGATGCCAGAGGCCACACCCTCTGGTTCTCGCTCGCCCGCGTCCGGTGCCGACGTGTACAGGTCAGGCATGGAAGGCTCCTACGGCGCGTAGACGACTGCGCCCGTCTCATCGTGGGTGATTCCAGACTTGCTCGCCAAGTCGTCTCCGGGGTCCTCAAACAATGATGCGAGTTGGTTGAAAAACTGGTCCGTGGGCACCTTCGGCTGCCCCACCGGAGGCGAGATCGGGCTGCTGTCGTCGGACCGCAGGGTCGGCACCATGACCGGCGCCCCCGTCACCCGCGCCAGCAAACTCGCCCGCTCGTACTGGAGCGTGTTCACCTGCACCCGTAGCCATTCCAACGTCTGCTGGGTGAGCCCCAACTGCTTCTCCGCGGCTTCTCGCTTCGTCCGTTGCTCGGCGAGTTCCACGACCAGCGCCTCGTAGGTTCGTCGGTCGCACCACATGCTCGTGTCTCCTCGATCTTCGGTGTTACCACGTGTAGAAATCGCCCAGCCCATGCTCGGGCTCAGGCACCCACGCGGTTAACCGACGCTCTCGCACGATCGCCATCTGCACGTCCTCTGAGAAGTTCGAGATGTCACGCTCGCCCGTGGGTTTCTGAGCATCGGGAATCTCTGGGTGCAACATACAGGCGTAGCGAATGCAATTCGCCACGAGCACACCGTTGGCGACGTACTCATGCGCCTGCGTCACCGTCAGGTTGTAAACGGGACGTGTTGCGCCGCCGATAGAACGTGTGATGGCAACGACCGGAACACCGGCACGCGATGGCGGTGGGCATCGTGAGAAAGACGGTCCCGCACTCGGAGCAGGGACGCTCCACTTTTGTGCGGAGGTATCGTCCAGGCCCAGCGCATCGCCGAGAACAGTGCGAGACTCCGGAGAACCTCGACGTACTGAAGGTCGCCCCACAGGCAATGCACGCTCGGGATTCACGATCAAGCCCAGCGGCTCGTCTCCACTTGGATTTACACGCATTGGAGCAGAAACGAGCTCGGGCTGCGGTCGATCGAAACAGCACGCCACATTGGGCGCATGATCGTTCAGTGGGGATTCGAGTCCGCTGGTGATATCGCTGATGTTCTGTGGTGGGAACGCAGGAGAGATTTCCGATGGAGATGTTGCTCGGGTCCAGGTCAATGTGGTGGATCTGATGCTTGGCTGGGATGGGTCCGTAGCACTTGCTCCAGGCCAATCGGGATCGGCTACGGTAGTAGTCGGGGTGCATGGCAACAGCATATCGCCACATCTGATATGCTGCAATTCTTTCCACCCCTCTCCCACGACCCAGACGCGATGATTCAGCGTGCCGGTCAGGTTCCCACCGTCCCAAAACACCGTCATCGTCGGATGTTCCTGCGGCAACCGGAACACCGCTTCTACGGGACACCAACCCTGCCGAGTCCAGACCCGTTCGCCCAACTGTAGTCGCTCGATAGGACGGGCTCCCTGTTCGGTCAGGATATGTGTGCCGGCGACGAAACAATCGGGCAGTTCATCATCAACCTTGAACACCCGTTCTTTGATGCGCCGTTGGCCGTCAATGGAGACATTGTTCGCCCACCGATAGGTTCGCATCTGTGCGATCATCGTCGGCACGCGGGAGGCGAGGAACCACATCTTGCCGGAGAACAACCACGATTCGACCCGACGAATCCCGGCTTCGACTGCATTCTCGCACGGGGCCGCGATGATGCCATGCTGCGCCAGTTCGATCGCGACTTGGCGCGCGCTCCGGTCGTATCCGTATTGGGGCTGAAACGCCCCCACCATCTGCTTGATCGCCCGCACATGCTCTGAAATCGGCTGATGCCGCTGGAGGTATTCTCCGATCCAGACCATGCCGGCATCCGTCATCACGGCCAGGGCCGCCCCGAACGGATGGTCGACTCCAGGGTCGATCGTGCAGAGCGTGTGCCTCGACGGGAGGATGTTGGGCCACTCCGGAATCACGAGGTCCTCGCGTCCCTCTGTGATCACCTGCCCATCGATCCGGTCGCCGTAGACGGCCCCCGTGAAATGCACGAAGTCTGCGTCGAACTCCTGGCGCGCAAACTCCGGGTCAAGGCTGGCCCTGGCCGACGCGATCTCGTTCGCGTCAATGGCGGGGTTCTCGATCGTCTTGTAGCGAATCGCCCAGAACCCCGGTACGCCATCCTGTGCGGGTTTCCAGAACGTGCGGAACACCCAGTCGTACCCCTGCGGTGACGATGTAATCCAGGCGATCCCTTTCTTGTCCACGAGTGCCGGCACGAGCGTTTGCCACGCCCGTTCGGGCACGTCCCTCGCTTCATCCAGCCAGAGGGCGTCGAGCCCTGGACCGCGGCCCCGTTCGGGTTCATCCAGGGACCGGCATTGCACCACGGTTCCATTGTGGAGCGTGAACTCCTGATGTTTTTCGGACCACTTCACGATCCACTCGGGTGGGAGGGCTTCGCGGAGCGCGGGCAACACGTAATCGTGCAGTTTAGGAAAGGAGGGCGCGCACGCCCAGATCACCTGATTGGGCTTGGCCGCGAATAGCGAGACGGCGATCGCGCCGATTCGGCTTTTTCCGCCACGACGCCCGGCAAGAAGCACCAACCGATTGAACGACGGGAGCCCGTCCGCGTTCCGTTGCTGGAGCGCGTCCAGGAAGGCTTCCTGCCCCGGATGGTAGAGGAGCGCCCCCATCAGTTTCGCTCAACCCCGCGACGATTGGCCGCACGCAGGGATTTCATGTTGGCGGCCTTGAACGTGCCCCATCCGCCGGCCGCCATCTCGGTACGGACATGGCAGCGTTTGCACAGGAGTTTCACCGCCCCGGTCGACAAGTTCGCGTGATGCCGCTGCACATCCTGTCGAGACCCACAACGGCTACACGGACCCATCGGCACCGCTCGCTGGGCGCGTTTGCGTGCGGTGGCTGGTGCGATATCCGCGCTCAGAGGGATTCTCGCTGGCATCTCATCCTTTCCCTACGTCTCCGGCCGCGAGACGTGCGGTTCCGACGACCGTGCCCTTGAGCACCGGCTTTTCCGTCATGTTGGGAGGCATGGCGAACTTGACGGTAAACTGCGACCGCGCGGCGGCTGGCGCGTCCGTGGCCTCCACAGACTTGTGCTGCTTGAAGACGCCCCGCCCTTTGAGGACGGCGAAGATCGCATCCTTGTCGCCCGCCTCGACCAACTGGTAGAGCTGTTCGATCGCGGCGGGAATCACCTGATGGTCGATAATGCTGTCGTCTTCCTGGGCGAAGCCGAACTTCCGGACCTCGTACAGCGCAACGGATACGCCTCTGACCGTCAGCCCCACTACGGCGGCGATTTCCGCCCGCGTGTGCCCCAGAGCCGTCAACGCGACGATCGTTTCTCTCTGCCGGTTCGTGGGGAGACCGGGGGGGAATGCGGTTTTGCCTTTCTGGAGTCGTCGCGAGGCGATACGGACCAATCGCTCGGAGATCGCCTGATGTTGTCTTGAGTAGTGCGTGATCGATAAAACCGGGACGAATTCCTCAGCAGTCGTGGCCATTATTTCACCGAGGACGCGCGGGCCGCGAGGCTCGCCAGCGCCGCGCGATTTCGTGTGTCAGTCAGGTTCCGGAACATCGGCGGGTGAGGCACCGGCGGACCG